GTTGTCTTTTAAATCCTCCAAAACTACCGAACACCTGGACGGTACCATCAGGGATATAACGAGCCGTACATCGCGGACTTATATCTGTTGTGAAATTCTGCCCTTCTAAAAAAGGTATGTCATTCTCCACAATAGGTGTGTTAAACCAATTAAGAGCTGATTCATAATCCTCTCTATAAATAGGCACAGATACTGCTTGTCTTCGGGTACCACCTAATATGTGTATTCCAGCTAAAACGCAAGCGTTTGGCTGCTGTACAACTACAGGTGAACCACACTCACCCTTGACAGTATCTCGTTCCACTTCAGACGGACACACATCTAAAAAGCTATTGAATTGTTCAATATGTTGCTTCTCCATAAAATGTGTACGTTTAGTCATAATATATTCTGTGGTACCATCTGATGATCGGACCACCATGCGACCAGGAGCATCCACAGTAAATCCCTTTTCAGGTAATAAACCACTGATGTTCCTACGTCCAGGCATATGATTAATCTCAAAGAATGCTAATTCCTTCTCTGGCACCCGCAAAATACATCGCTGGGCCATCTTAAAGGAAATGTTACCATTACATCCCTCGCTATTATTTTCATGGATAACCTGTAGATCAAAATATTCATCTAGAGGCAAGACATGATTGGGGACCACATAAAGGTGACCACTAAGACACACTGCTCTAAATATCGAGTGTTTTGTACCTCCATGCGAAGTACGACACCAAACTACATTTCTAGCTACCAAAGCTGAACTTTTACTTAGACTCAAATTAGACCACGATTGACTTAGTCTACCGAGGAACTCACTTGGTTGATAGTCTGCCTTTCGCCACACGTTTTCCATCTCCTTCGCATTCGCGGGCATAACTCCAACATCATCTATGGATACTTGCACCTCAAAGGGTATTAATTCAGGACATTCTTTTTTCAAAAAATGCCAGGTTAAACCTAAGCCAGCGAAAAAACCCACACCTAATATAAAAAATTTAAGATATGGGTGCACTGCTGCGTAGGTCTCATAGAGTGAACTCAATAAAATTTTCTTCACACTATCACGTGTAAATAATTTAATTTGTTCAACCTTATTATTAAAATACCAGCCTACCTTTTGCTTGGCTCTAAATACTGCACAACTCACGAGATCGGCAGGACGAGCAATTAATGATGGATCTTGCACAAGAACATCTCCTGCACAACCAGCAAAGAATTTCCCAGCAGCACAGGCCCCAACAGTGGCCGCACCCCCAAGTACCAACTTACTGGTGAGACTTAATCCTTGACTTTCAAGATTATCATCTTCTTCGTCACCTTGGACTTGCAATTGTCCAGGGCAACACACTACTGAGGGTAATTGATGCACCGGACACAACTCAACCTGGGCCACATTAGCCATAGATTGTAGTAATGAAGCTTGTCCAGCTCTATGATCACTCACCCACTTATTAAAGTGTTGAATAAACACATAAATGCTATCAGTAACAAGAATCTCCACCATAGAAATGGTTTCATCCGGCATCACCTTTACTTCCTCAACAACTATATCCCACAAATCAGGGTAGTGTCCAGGTAGAGTAACTGGTACCTTACTAGGATCTAACATCATGGTTCCTGGCTTACGATATGGTTCCTTTGGTTGCGCATTCACAACATAAGGATATCTGCGTCGAATAGCTTGAGGGTTATTAAACCAACAATG